TCAAAGCTTGGATCATTGATATCCTCTATCAAATCTCTATCGATTGCAATTGCCATTTTCTCACCTTCCTCTTAACCACGTAGGTTTTTCTTTGATTTTAATTCTTCTTGTTGGCGGCTCATAAAAGGCCAACGTCAATGCGTCCGCAATGTCTGGGCTTCCAACGTTGCGTTTTTTCATGTCGTCTTTGCTCTCAAGCCTTATTTTGCCGTTGCTGGTCATCTTAAACTTACGTGTGCTTAACTCTTTGATTAGATTTGCATCGTTTGGTAGCTCAATCGCTGGATCTAGTCCGTTGATTGAGTTAGATATATTTTGCTCCAGTAGCTCTTTAATGTCTCCCCAAATTTGCGTACCTTTGTTAGCATAATAATCATCATCAGACGACTCGCCGTTATTTACTGGTATGACCTCATAAGGCAATTTATCATCGCTGATAACCTCTTTTAGCCTATCAGTAACACCGCCACCGACACCGGTATCGTCCACTTTAATCATGACTTTTTTAACATTAGGATGCTCATCCATAAGCTGTTTAGCAGCTTGTAAGACGCGTCCTGTTGTTTGCATGGTATCTTGTTTACTGTAGCGTTCAAATGGCAATGCTTTAGAGCCTAAGCGCGGAAAAATGATGGTTGAGTCATCACCAAAGCGGGCAACGTCTACGCCGATATGTGCTACTTTTAAATGATTCAAATCATCAAACGATATACTTACATCTTTAGCAAACTCAACTATCTCTAAACTGATAAACGAGTCAAGCGCTCCAGTCGGAAACTCACCATACACACGTACACGCACGACATCGCTATCAGCGCCGTATTTGCTGATAATCATGTCAATGTTATCTTTATTTGTGCGTTTGCTGTCGTAGCTTGATACTTTATGACAGCGCCATTTGTCGCGGTCTGTGTTGTGCGAGTCGTAAAATACGCCGTCGATATTGTTGGGATTGCCACACAAGAGCAATTTATTATCAAAACCCGACAACGTCCCGAGTATCGCCTCCATGATTGGGTCAGATACCCCAGAAGCTTCGTCGACCACGATTAGCATATGATCCTCGTGGAATCCTTGCATATTTTCGGGCTTTGTTGCTGTTCGTGCTGTAGCAAACCAACGTTCCGAATCACCGACCATATACACTTTAGTTTTTGTCCATTTAAGTAAGTCTTTGATGAGGCTATTGTCTAACCACTTGGCAACTTCCGCCCATAAAACATCATAGAGCTGCTTCATCGTGGGTGCTGTGGCGATTATCTTGGCATAGGGCCGACAGGTTAAAAACCACAGTATCGCACCAGCCTCAAGCGCTGTTTTACCGACACCTTGGCCTGATCGTACGCTTACTTTTGGATACTTGGCCAAGTCGTCTAAAACTCTCTCTTGCCACTCGTCAGGATCTAAATGTAGCAAGTCTTGGCAAAATGCGACGGGCTTATCATAGTAATAATTGATTGCCTCACCAATATCAGAAAAAGGTACAAAGTTATTTGCCATCATGATCACCTGCCCGCTTATTAGCGGCATCAATAACCGCTTGTTTCCAGTCTTTTGCCTCGCTGCCATCTTTGCCACCGTTTAAGTTTTCTATTTGTGCGCCCATTAGTTTGAGTTTTAAGCGTCGCTCGTCTGATTCGTCTGCTATCGAAACGAATTGCCTTATTAGATTTGATAGCGTTGAGACTGCTCTTGATTGTGCATTTAAGTAATTCGCTTGCTTATCCCACGCAAATTGTATTTCTTTTTCGATTTCATCAGGTACAAAAATAGGGTTCCCTTGTTCGTCAGGTACCCATTTCCCTTTTCTTCGTTTTTCCCACTCGGTGGTGTCATGCTGCGAAGCCACATTCATTATTTTTTGCGATCGTATGATTGCCGTGTACTGGATCATAATGTTATTCCAAAGGATGTCAGCAGGCTCGGACGTATAAAGCTCCTGTATAATCGCTCTGGTATCATCTGGTAGCCAATTAGCAAACAATCCATGAGATACCGCATTTTTGTTGTTAGGCGGTGGCTGTGCATTTGGATTACCTCTATTACCTTTGGCGTTTTGGTTGTTACGTTGTCCACCTCTTCGATGCGTCGCGTTGTTGCGTTGCGCTTCGTCATTACGTTGCCAACCTTCGCGATTTTTTCGGCTGCGCATCGTCGATTCTTTCACGTCATATTTTTCGGCCAAATCTTTCAAAGTTATGTTTGATTCTTCAAATTCTTTTCTAATTGCTTCCCAATCCGTCATACCATGCTTCACCACCTCACCATCGTGTTTTATTTTGTAAAAATATGTATTAAAAAAGCCACTCGGTTAAGAGTGACTTAGGCTAATTCTTCCCAATTCAAATCATATGTTTTAAACAACTCGTTCAAACGCTTGTGAGCCGCTTCAATTTCCTTTGAGTTCATTCTATTGATATTTTTGTTTGCCAATCCTTTGGCTTCTAATATTGCTTGTTGTCTTGTCATTTGTTTTCATCCTCCAAATTATGTTATAATCGGAGTAGCTAGAGCCGTCCAAGTTTTAGCTATTCCGTCAGTGACTTAGTGTTGCTGGCTTTTTTTAGTATCTAATTTCATCCGCACCAGTCAAATTCATGTACTCTTCTTCAAGCGCTACGATGTCTTCATCATTCATTTCTGATTGATTATTTTTTAGAGTAACCATAATTTCGTTTGCTCTTGTTTCTGGTGTATTAATCAAGTAAATCATGTCACCATCTACAAATTCACGATCGTTGTACTCAAACGATTCGTCGTCATATTGTTGTAAGTATTCAACTTGGCTTTCTTCAATTCCCAACGCTTTAGCAATTTCTTTTTCACTTTGATAAGTAGTTGCATATAATTCCTTGCCTGCTTGTAATAATTCCATTAATTGTTCTTTTTTCATTGTAATCTTCCTCTCTTTTTTGTTGTTATCTTGTTTACATGTATAATATAGCATTATAAATATATAATGTAAAGAGATAAATGCAAAAAAAGTGAGATTTTTTAAAATTTTTTTATTACTATATAATAGAAATTTTTATGCAAATTATAAAAAAATAAAGTTGTGTACAAATCTATCTTATTATGATATATTTATAATACAGATAAATAGTGAGGTGTTAAGCATGCTTATAAACAATTTAGAGCAACTACATAAATTTATGACTGATAACTTGCTAAGCAAGCAACAAGCTATGCAGATTACTAATCAGAGCGCACAAGCATTTTTGCAAGCGGAACGCACTGGAATGTTTAAGCCGTTTTTTGAGACACCGGGTAAAACATCCGCTAAAGTAAAATTGTACTTGCGATCAGACATCGAAGAATATGCTAGAAACAAACGTGTACGATAATTTTTTTCTCAGGATGACTATAACAAATTTTTTCCGATTAGTCGGAAAACAATACCAGGTTTTATCCTCTGAAAACAATACCAGGTTTTTAGCTATTTTTTGATTTAAAAACAATACCAGTTTTTAAGGTCTAAACCAATATCAGGTTTTAGGCCTTTTTTTCATGCGAAAAATAAATAAAAGACTTCCAGGCTAACCCGAAAATCAACTTGTTCTACTTTCCCTTTATCTGTATAAGTTCTACGCATGTACTTATATTTGCCAATTTGTTCTACAACCTCAACCTTGTCTCCTTGTTTACAATAAACAATGCCATTCACTGTGATGTCATGCTGTGCTGTTACCATCCTGATCACCTCTTTTTACATACTAAAAAAAGACGATGCCAGGCACCGTCAATAATAATTAAATCCATTGTCATGCACTCGAAACATGATGTACAAGCCTAGAACTTGTTTCAATGGTTTATATTGCCACTCGGAAAGAAAGACTAAGTAGATAAGTATTTAATCGACAAAAAAGAAAGGAGGTTTTTGTTAGTGACAATATTTTACTCTATTACTGTATCACGTATGAATCAAGTTGTCGGTACTCTCTTGGTACTGTACGTACTATACCTTTTTACTAAACTTAATCATTCTCATCAAAATAGCGTGTTTGCTTTTGATATAAGACAAGCTATATCCTGTTTGTACTGCTATAGCTTCTAACTTCAAACCATCGACATACTTTAACTTCAGTATAGTATTTTCCAATCCTTGAAATTTATCGATTGTTTCGATTATTTCTTTACGTTCTTGTTCCAATTGTCTGATTCGTTCATTCAATTTCCTGATCACATCCTTTAACTTAGCTTGCCGTTCCAAAGATACCAAGAATGTTTGATGCTTAGCTAAATCTCCATCGTTATCAATATAATTAGACCAGCGTTGCAATTCACGTTTGCTAATTTTCAGGTTGAAATTCAGCTGATACAGTTCATTATCAATTGAGATTAAATTATTTACCCATTCATAAATTGCAATCACCCCATTTGCTTGATTTGACTTAATTGCTTATAAACATCTTCTTGAAATGAAATTAAAACCATTAAAAATTGAATGACTAACGGATGGTTATTATATTTATTTCCAAACTTACCAGTCGAATGCACCATCCATTCCCAATATTTATCAGAATCAATCGGATATTTTTTGAGCACTTCATTCGAAGCTTGCATCCACAATTCCATATCTTTAAAAAAAGCCGACCAATCCATGGCTACAACTCCTTAATACAAATATATATACCTGGCACATCTGCCCAAAACTTCTCAGCTACTAAACTAGCTACGTAACAATCGTCTTTCCAAAAACCTAAGTCAGTCAAACAATCCTGTAATAGTTTCTGGCTATTATCTAAATCAGGTTTTGTTGTTTTGTACTCACCATTTTGATGCCCATTTACAATTGGAAAACACCATTTCACAATCATCTGAACAGGACCAACTAATTTTTCTTTTGGAACATGTTTGCTAAGATGACCCATTAATTTAGAGCGTGCTTTTTTTAAATCTAACGGTTCATAAAAATGTGGCTTACCATTAACCACGGACACTTTCTTCTGTTGGTGAGTTGTTTCCGGTGGAATTATAGGCATGAAGAATTCAATCATCTGATTCACTCTTTCGAACATCAACGACTACTTTCCATCCACATTTGCACCAACGTTCAAACGTGTAATCTTCAATAACTAATCCACCTTGACCATTCCCGATGAATTTATTTCCACATTCCTGACAACTACCATATTTTTTGATTAATTCCATACTCTTATTCAACCTCATGATTACCCCTCCAAATCTTCCGACTTAATGAACGTACCATTCACCATTTCACCAGTACGATTCTTAATCACATCATAAGCGGCTTGCAAGCAATCCTGAAAATCTAATCCATGCTGCATGGCCAAAATAATCAACGTTACTGTTGTATCTCCAATCGCATCTTTTAGATCAATAATCTTTTCCGGTTTCTTTTTCATGCGAGACATAGCTGCACCAATTTCTCCTAATTCCTCTGCTACTTTCAAAAATTGACTTTCTGGATTTGATTCATGCAATCCTTTTTCTTGTGCCCACTGTTCTATGTTTTTTACTAATTCATTCATTACCATATACCTACCTTTTTGTTATTTTATTTTGGTATAGTCCATTTCATTTTTTTATTTTTACCCTCTATTACCAGTCTCTCTCAGTCTCCGTTACTATCTACTCCCAGAGGGAGATAGTAACGGGACGGTGAGACAGCGACAGAATAGGCTTTTCAGAACTTTTACCCCCTGTTACCCTCTATTTAGCCCGTAACGTTAATTTGTGATTTACCATCTATTAGCCTGTAACAGAGGGTAACGGGTAATTGACTTAAATTTTTGTGATTGAACCATCTTCCAAAATGAATGATTCGTGTTTTTTTACACGACCATAAATCGATTTTTTAGATAAGTCCATATAGTCTGCAATTTGACCAACATCCACTGGTGAACCATCAACACTTAAAATGTTAAACGCTTCTTCGAGTTCTTTCTTTGATTTTTCAGCTCTATTTTCATTCGATTTCTGAACACCTTTTTTCCAAGATTCTTTTTGAACTTCTTCTAAAGAAATATCTTGCAGCGTATCGTCTAAAATATGAATTGGATATTTGAACCAGGCGTTCACTGTTTTGAACTTAGGGAATTCTCGAAGCGTTCCATCAATTCTCCACGCGGTCGCTTGCCTTGTGCTTTCGATTACTTTCAAACGCTGCGATTCTATTTGTTTTAACGTTGTCTGATTACGAATAGCCGCCATCAAATGTTGACCCATTTGTTTCACACTGAAGCGATCATCCATACCGATTGAACTGTACCCTGGATTAACTTGTTGAATAGCTTTTCCGTATAAATCGCATACTGCTTGATTTTCTAGTTGGGAATATCGTACCTCGTCAACTGGTAATTCAATCAAATCAAGGATGGCATCTGGGTCTCGTGCGAACACTCCTGAACCAGAACTGCGATCCATTGAATTTTTATTTCCTTGGCTGCCTTTTGAGTGGTGGTGACAGTAGATAACTGCACAATCTAATTCCGTCGCTATTTTGTCAAATTGATTGGTAAACTTAGCCATTTCGTGCGCACTGTTTTCGTCACCGGTTAACACTTTGTATATTGGATCAATAATAATCGCAATGTAATTTGATTTTTGCGAACGTCTGATTAATTTCGGTGCCAACTTGTCCATTGGGGAAGTCTTACCACGTAAGTTCCAAATTTCGAGGTTCTTAGTATTTTTGTGCTCAATACCCAAAGCGTTGTAAATATCCACAAAACGTTTTTTGGCTGAGTTACTATCTAACTCTAAATTGACATATAGCACTTTTCCTTGCTCACAATTGAACCCCATCCACTTTTTACCTTCGGCTATGGCAATGGCTAATTGAATCAACGAAAATGACTTACCCGCTTTAGATGGCCCAGAAATTAACATCTTATGTCCTTGTCGCAATACACCTTTGATTAATTCGGGAGATAGGACTATTTCTTCATCGAATAGATTTTCCAAGCTTTCAGGATCGGGTAAATTGTCGTTCATATCCTCTATATACTCTTGCCATTCATCCCAACTCGATTTACCTATGTTCGTATCGATTAAAAATTGTTTTTTACCATTACGTTCAAAGCCAGGTAAACGAGATAAACGAGAAGGATTCTTATTTTGTTTATCAACTTTCAATCCGTTCTTTTCAACGATTTTATAAAGATAATCCACTCGTTCTTGGTACTGTGGATAATTAAGCGCATCTACTTTAATTACTGCGTGGAGACTCTTGCTACCGCTATATGTCAGAGTAGCGATAGGTAATTCTAGTTCTCTTAGAATTTCATTTTGTTGCTCGATACTCATGCTATCTGATTCGACTAATGCATATCTATAATCAGTTACATTCGTATTTTTAATTCCTTCGCCATCAACAGGATTGAATCGAATCCATGCACCAACATTAGGGTTAGGATCGCCAAGAACCGCACCTATATCTCCGTTGTATTTGCGAAGGCTGTCAATAATCTCGCCAGATGTTTTCGTATATACACCGGAATTGGGTAACCATTTCTCAGTACCATCTGCTCGCTTCACTGGATATCCGTCAGTAACGAAACTGATAATCTCACCAGGACTGAATAACGTTTCGAGATATCTGATAATTTCATTTGATGGATTCCAATTTTTAGGTTCTGTAATTTCTTTTCCTAATACCCAATCAGTGTTTACTAAGCGATACCCTTTATCGACGTTAGCAGCTACAAACGTATCATTCCATCCAATGAACGAATCGTCATCATCACCTTGTGAAAAAGGACTTTTCCATCCATTCTCTTTTGCTAATTGAGTAATTGTCGCACCAGTAACAGGTTGGCCTGTCCCTTTAAAAGAATCCCATTTTTTGTAGCATTCACCTGGATGATATCTTCCTGCATCACGTTGGCTCCATTGATCCCAATCAATAGCTGTATATCCTTCTTGTTTTAAAGCCATTCCTACATTCGTCCACCCTTGATAATCCAAGGAAGCTGGATCTATATATTGCAAAAGTTCGATTAAATCCAACTTTGATTCCACTATGATTCACCGCCTAATCTAATTTCGTAATTTTTAACGGTTCGGGGTAGATAGCTGATGCCCGCACCTGCCCTCGTTTGTCTTTAAATTTTGTGTACGTGGGAAACCTAACTTGTAGCATCTTCCACACATCCTCTTTTGTCTATGCTTCGAGATAGGTTTTTCCCGACTCGATGCCCCATGCTCTGTACATCATTTCCACCTCTTCCTATCAAAAACGGCAAGTATTAGTTGGATAAATGCGACAATACAGACTGACAAAACGATTGCTATAAAAATACCTTTCGGAATCATTCAATCACCTCAAAAATGTACTCGCTCTTACTAGTCGTGACTATTAATGTGTTTTCACTCCGCTCAATACTTTTAACGGCTGACGAACCTATAGCACCTGGTGGTTCCGTTTTCCTTGCAACAAATCCGTGACCAATTTCAAAAGGATATAAAAACAGTTCTTCGTTAACAAATCGCAGCATTCTAGCATTAGTCGTTGATTTAAGAATTACTTTCATCACTCTTCCTCCTGTTCAACCTCTTTATCCCAATTGTCATAAGTCTCTACATCATTTTCATCACCAACTTGGTCGCCACCTACTGAGTAATACACAAAACTAGTTGCTTCATAACAATCGGAACAATATCTTGTTTCTTCATCAATTTTGATGTAGTCGTCTCCAATGTTTAGGTCTTTGTCACAGGATTCGCAAAATAAGTCGATTTCCTTAGCTCCTAAACTCTCATAGTGATAAAAATCTAGCGCAGATGATTTCTCAACCTTTTTTCTAGCTTCTTCCTCTGATTTAAGCCACGATTCCCCTACTTTACGACCATGGATAATTGTTGCTAAGCCATATTTTGTTATTTTCATTCCGCATCCTCCTGTTCTAGCACCCATTGGATAAAAACCTGTAGAACTTCCGCTTCTTGCCGTTTATCAAGATTTTCGTGATACTCA